TCAATCCGCCCCCACCAGTTGACTCAGATTCAAGGCCCATTTTTCCCGCTCCGAGGTGAACACAGTCCGGTACTGGGTCAGGGTGAACGCCGGGGAGGCATGGCCCAGTTGCTTGCTCACCACCTCCACCGGGACACCGCCACGCAGGGCCAGCGAGGCATAGGTGTGGCGCAGCCCATGGATCGGCAGTTCGCGCACGCCAGCTGCCCCACAGATCCGCCCCATATCCCGCTTCAGGTTCCCCGGCAGCAGCGTCCCGCCGTAGCTGTTCACGAACACCCGCCCGCTGTCCGCCCACTGCCGTTTGCGCTCATACCCCTTGGCATGGCCGCGCACGCTGCCCACTAGGGCGGCCCGCTGCTCCGCCTGGCTGGCCAGCACCCTGCGCAGCAGCGTCACGGTATCGGGGGAGAGGTACACCGTCCGCCGGCTGCCCGTCGTCTTGGGCGTGGTCACGATCTCGCGGACGTGGGCCTGGGCCGCGTCCAGATCCACGTCCTGCCAGCGCAGGCCCACCACCTCACCGCGGCGCATTCCTGTGCTGAGGGCAAATAGGAACGGGGCGCCCCAGCGGTCTGCAGCAGCGGCAGCAGCGAACCGGGCGGCCTCCTCAGCCGTGAAGCTGGCCAGTGCCGTCTTCTCCTTGCCTCTGGCTGGTGTGGGTTTGACCACCTCGGCCACGTTGCGGGTCACGAGTTCCAGGCGCAGTGCCTCGCCTAATGCCGAGATCAGCATCTGATGCACCTGGCGCTGAGAGGACGCCCCCAGCCCAGCCTTGTTCAGGGAGTCGAACAACCGGCGCATGTGGGCAGGGGAGAGCTTCTGCAGCCGTTCCTTGCCGATCACGGGCAAGATATGGCGCTCCAGGTGATCGGACTGAATCTGGTGGGTGCGGACGGCGCGGCTGGCCTGCTTGCCTTCCAGCCAGCGCGTCAGGTACTCGCCCAGCGTCTCGGCGCTCGGGTCCACCACGCCGCCCCGTGTGGCGTCGGCGATCAGACGGGCGGCGGCCTGACGGGCCAGCGTCTTGCTGGGGGCGGTCCCGCCGTGGCGTCGGCCTTCCACCATCACTTCCCAGCGCCAGTTGCCGCTGGGCAGCTGACGGGTTGTCCCTTCCCCGTTCCCGCGTTTGGCTGGGGGTTTGCGGGTCATGGCAGCTTGACACCATCCAGCAGGGTGGAATTCAGAGCGTTGAGCAGGGGAGGGGTCTGTCCTGCGCTGTCGAGTGTCAGTGTGGCCTCACCCGTACAGGTGGCCTGGACCGTTGTGGCGAATTGATTCATGGACTGACTGGAATAAGTCGCTGTGCTCTCGGTACGAGACACCAGGCCAAGAAGCGACCAGCTCCCAACCCCCACGGCACCTGAGGGCTGGGTGCGGATCGCCACGGCGGTCAGGGCGTCAAGGACGGCTGGGCAGCTGGCGGCATACGTGCGGCTGGCGGTGGTGATTGGGTTGGTCTGCACCGCTGGCGCACAGGCGGCCAGCAGCAAGGGAAGAAGGAACATTCTTTTCACGGATCTCCTCAAAAAACCATGACGCCGATGGTGCGGGGGCTGCTCACTGATCGCAGGCGACCCCGTCATTGTCCTGGTCTAGGTTGCTGCTGTAGCCCGGCTGACCCCGTCGCATGTTGCTGTAGCCAGCGGCACGGGCAGCGGCGCAGGAACTGAACCTGGGAGACGATGCATTGGAAGCAGGCGCTGGCGCAGTCGGCTGGAGATCAGATCTGTAAATCAAGGTGAGGTGGCCTGTGGTGCCGGTGGGCTGGTAGTACACCAGGAAGGGCGTCTCGTTCAAGGCGTAAGCACGTGAGAAGGCACCCTTAGACGCGGGATCTGGATCAGCCTTCCAGTCCTGCACAAGCGTGAGACCGGGGAACGAGACTTCTTCCACCAGCGGCCAGTTTGCCTTGAACGCCGCCGCATATTATGGGACTGTGGCGCAGGCCGTTTGAAAGGCGGCTGTATTCAGGGCCGGGTTTTTGCATGGCGCAGTCTTGCCCTCCAGCATCAACAACGCCACTTTTGCGGATGCGCCAAATTGTCCACTGGCCGGGACGGCCGCCGCAGCAGGGAGTGCCATTACGGCAAGCGCGAGCAACTTTTTCATCGTCCTCTCCTTAAAAGACCATGACGCCCACGGTGCGGGCGCGGTTGGGAATGCTGAGCAGCGCCGCCTCTGGGAAACTGGCGCGCGGATCTGGGACACGGTCATAGCGGTAGATCGGACGCATGTTGATGCTGGCCGCGTGCGCCACATAGCTCCCGCTGGTGGCGAACGCCCCACGGCTGGCTTCAAGGTCATGGGTCACATAACGCACCAGGGCAGCGGGAAAACTTGCGCCGCTGCCCTGCTGAATCCTCAAGATCGCCTCGGGACGATCCCCCCAATCCCGTATGGCTTGCCGCACCAGCGAAGCAGGCATCAGCAGCGCCGCGCCCATGTGACTGGCCACCGCCTCTAGATGTTCGTTCGCATCATCCCCGTCAACTTCGTTCAGCACCGCATCTTCCAGACCCGCCCGCTGAATCAGGACGTGGGCAATCTCATGGTGCATGGTGAACTTCTGGCGCGGCGCGTAGCGGTCCTGCCGCAAGGTGATGATGCTGGGCGGCCCGTTGACGGCGCGGTTCTCGCGGCCCGGAATGACGCGGATGCCCAGGGCCGCACACAAGCGTTCAGGACAGGTTTCATAGCCATGCTGTGCGTGAATCTTTGCAGCGTAGGCCAGCGCAGCGTGGGAAGCATCCCGCATCAGTTCTCGCCCGGCACGATTCCGGCACGGGAGAGGTCACGATAGAGATCCAGCCAGGATTCAGCGTCTTCCGGTTGCCCCTCGCGCCAGCGAAACTTGGCCATGTATTGCTGCCAGGTAGGGTCCAGCAGATCGCTGAAGCGCTTGCCGTAGATGTCGATCGCGGCTTGCAGGCCTTCGGGGAGCGGGCGCAAAACTACCGTCATCTGATCATCGGATGCAGGGCTCAGACCAAGATTGAGGCCCGTTGCCGCTTCTAATTCGGCAACTGTCCAGTTTAGCCCTCTAGCCAGTGCTGACAATCGCGCAGCGGTCAGATCCTCAGGGCCATACTTCCCGCGCTCCAGTTCGCTCACGGTAGTCTGGGTCAACACCTCAGACTCGAATGCAACATCCGCCTGACTCTTGCCCAGTTCGACGCGCCGCATCTTCAACGCCAAGCTTGCTTGCGTCGGCTCGTATTGAGGGGAAGTGGAGCGGTTTCTGGCCATAAAAGGGTAGGCGACGGCAACGAATGTCATAACGCCATAGCACTACGCAAATAGTAGGCTAGTGGTTCCCCACTATCAAAACGCTACAGCTCTATTCCTATTGACGTATGAATGTCATAGACTTATATTAGGGCTATGCGAATGGACAGGCTACGTGAACACCGAGAAGCTCAAGGGCTCTCTCGCGAAGCCCTGGCTCGCGCTGCTGGCGTTTCTGCCAAGACGATCGAGGCCCATGAGTACGGCAGAACCACCGATGTCAACGTGTCCATCGCGTTCCGAATCGCGGCGGCTCTTGAGCTTCGTTTGGATGACCTTTTTTCGGCACAGCTTAAGGCTGTAACGTTAAAAGCAGTGGCCTGAGGCAAACGAAAAGAGCGCGTGTATCAGACGCGCCCGCCTACCCGGAGGTTTTAGACATGACCATCTTAGCACCCACCCGCACCCTCCGCCCTACCTGGGCTGTCCTCGCCGCTGATGCTCGCGCGCGTGGCGTGACCGGCCTTCGCTGCGACTCCTGCGGCCACGTTCACGGCCTGGGCATGATCGGACGCGGCTGCAACGCCAGCCACCCCACCATCGACGGCGCCACCTGCGAAGGCTGGGATCTGACGGAGATCAAAGGCGGACGGGCATGACCGCCCCCATCGTCGTCATGACCGGCGAGGAACTGGCCGCGCTGGTGCGGCTGGCCGTGTCTGAAGCGCTGGCGGAGTTCACGCCCGCACCTGCCGCTGCCACCCTCAGTCCCACCACGTACTACAGCGTGCCTGAGTTCGCTGCGCTGCTGAACGTTTGCCCCGACACCATCTACAAAGACGTGCGCGACGGCCGCATCACCCACACCCGCGTGGGCCGCCAGATCCGCATCCCTGAAAACGCGCTGGCCACGTACCAGCAGGGCGGTGCGGCGTGAGGCGCGCCACGTTCCTGATGATCGTGCTGGCCATCGTCTGTCTCGCGCTGGGCGGTGTCTTGGAATCGCCCCTCCTGATCGGTGCGGGTGCTGGGCTGAGCCTCAAGGCTTGGAAGATGGCCGACATCGACGAGCTGCTGGTGATGTTCGGATGACCGCCTTCACGCTTTCCATGGACGGCCGCGTGCGCGTGGGCCTCCCCGTCCGCACCGGCACCCTGGCCCGTGAGCTGTGGGCCGAAGGCCGGTGCAGCCTCGTCGTCTACCGCGCGGGGCGTGTCGATTACGCAGCGGACTGGGCCGAGACGCCCGGCGCGTCACGCCTGTGCGACTGCACCGACGGCGGACGCAATCAACCCCTGATCAACTGCCCCCACTGCCGGGGCGAAGGAACGGTGACGGAATGACCGCCATCATGCACCGCGAAACGAACACCCTGGCCCTCGCCGGACAGGCCATGCAACTGCTGGAATTCGGTGCCATGCTGGTCAAGAGCCGCATGCTGCCCAGCAGCGTTCAGAGTCCAGAGGCCGCCGTCGCCATCATGGTCAAAGGCATGGAACTGGGCCTGCCCGCCATGGCCGCCCTGAACGGCATCACCGTGATCCAGGGCAAACCCACCGTCAGCCCCCAACTGATGCTGAGCCTGATCAACCGCAGCGGACAACTGGAAAACATCGAAGTTGTGACTGGTGTGGACGGGGCCTGCGTGACCATGAAGCGCCGGGGCCGCGCCCCCTTCACCGCCAAATTCGGCCCAACTGAGGCGCGGGCGATGAAGCTGGACGGCAAGGACAACTATCAGAAGCAGGCCCCCGTCATGTACCAGTGGCGCGCGGTGGCTGCCTGTGCCCGCGTGGTGTTCCCGGACGTGATCGATGGTCTGTACACGCCTGAGGAAATGGGCGCGGACGTCCAGGTAGACGAAGACGGGGCCATGACGGTGACTCAGGAGGTCAAGGCTGCTCCCACCGCCCGGCCCGCGAACATTACCCGTGAGATTCAGGAGCAGGCCGGAACACCTGTCCGCACCGCCGCGCCCAGCGAAGCCCTGACGGGGGAGATCAAGACGCTGTGGACCGAGGCCCGCCCCCACATTGACGAGACCGCCTACGCCGCGAAGTACAGCGAATGGCGCACCAATGCTGGTCAGGCCGCCGCACTGCGCCAGGACTTGAAAGCCGTGCTGGGGAGGCTGCCCACCAAGGTAGAAGCCCATCAGGAGGCCGAGCAAGCCCACACCGCACCTGATGTTGTGGACGCCGTGCTGACGCCCGCTCTGGCCACCAGTGAACAGCGGCAACTGCTGAGCCAGCACGCCGCCCGTGCCGGGGCCAAGACCAGCGCGGAGCGGGCCGTCCTGTGGGGCTACCTCGCCAACGATGAAAAAGCCATCGGCACCAAAGAGCTGAACCAGGAACAGGCGGTGGGCATCCTCGACACCTTCAGCAGCTGGGACAACCACGAAGCCGCACAGGTCTTCGCCGAAGCCCAGAAGAAAGTGCTGGCGTTCTGAACTCACAGGCCGGGAAAGGGTTTCCCGGCTTTACTTCTTGCTTTCAACTCGAGGAACCCACCATGCAAAACGAATACACCGTCCGGGCCTACCGCACCGAAACCAAATACGACACCCACGATGACCTGATCAGCCTGCTGGACGTGCAGGTGCCCGCCGATGCCCTGGAATTCCTGCGCGCCGCTCACAATGCCCAGGACAGCAAGGAAGTGACCTTCACGGTGCGGGTGGCGCAGCGCAGCGACGGCGATTTCCGCAAGCTGGTCTTCACCAGCAAGGGCAGCAAGATGAAGGACTTCGTGCCGGTGGCCACGCTCCAGAAGTGGGCGAACGCGGGCGACAACCTGAACAGCCTGTTCGATGCCTCCCGGTATGAATTGGCGCTGATCGTCCAGGTTCATGAGGCTGACAAGGGTGCTGGCCTGTTTGACCAGGACGAAGAACAACCCGAGGATGACCAGCCGCAGACCGTGGCCATGGGCGTCCTAAACGCGCCGAAAGAGGTTCAGGCCCTGCCCAGCAGCGAGGCTCAGGACGCGGAGTTCCGTTTCATGGACACCGATGGCCCTGACAACGGGGGGCAGGATGCACCAGCCGCCGATTGAAACTGGAGGGGCTTCGGCCCCTCTTCATCCTGATCTCGCCCGCCTGCCGAAGTACAAGAACGCCTACCTGACGCCCGCTGTTGAGACCATCTACCCCACAGACCCCGCCGCCTTCCGCGCCATCTACCAGCCTGAAAACCTCGCCGCCCCCGAATACCGGGGGGAGGGCGTTAAGACCATGACCGACGACGAGCTGTCGAAGTTCGCCGCCGCACTCCAGACCGCCGCCATCCACAACCCGGCCAAGATCGATGAGCTGTGGACCATCTGCTGCACCCTGGGCTACCGGGTCAGCCAGGGCGGCACGCCATGAGTGCCATCACCAACATCCCTTTCCCCGCACCCGCCAAGAAGACTAGGGCGAAGCGCGAGGCCGGCACCTACACCACCACCGACAGCGCCGTGGTGGCCTTCCAGAAGGTCAACGGCAGCGCCGTCACCCGCGTGCTGACCGCCCTCTCCGAGCGCAGCAACTACCGGCAGAGGGCCATGACCATTCCTGACCTGATGGCCGCCTGCCAGCTCAAGGAACGCGCCACCGAGAAGGCCATCGCCGCACTGATCGAGCAGGGCTTTTGCAGCCGCGTTCAGGGTGGCGTGATCTACACCCAGCCCGGCAAAGCGAACGTCCGTGCGAACGGAGTTGCGAACGCATGTGCGAATGACCGTACGTCAGTTAAGAGCAAGATCACCGTGCAGGACGAAGAATCTCAAGCCCCGAAGGAATTAGAAGGAATTGGAAGGAAAGAAGATGTTGTTCCTGGTCTTCAAGAGACGCGCGAGGCGGACGGGCAACCGCAACCACAACTCGACGCCGCAGGCGAGACGGAAGGGCAGACGCCTGACGGCGTGGCCTCTGGCGAGGCCGACCCCACCCTCAACCCCTTCACAGCTTCAAAAACTGTGACTGGCAACGGAGAGACCGATAACGTGACTGACTCTGAAAAGGTTCCGCCCGGCCGGACGCCGCGCGAGGCCATGGCCGTGCTGGCTGGGGCCGGATTGCAGGACACCTGGCGCGGCTGGGTGCGCCTGACGGGCATCAAGCGCGTGAGCCAGGAACTTCACGCCCTGCAATGGGCCGAGTGGGTCACAGGCGGACAGGCCGAGGAACTGAAAACCCACGTCACAGCGCTGATTGAGGCCGGGACGTACAACATGCCCTGGGCCGCCTTGAAGCACCGGATGACCCGCCCCGCCGGACCCGCCCCCTTGCCCGCTGTCGAGGTGGAACGCAAGACCAACTTCAAGCCCGGCCAGCGCGTCCGTTACCCCGATGGCAGCGAGGCCACGGTGCTGTCCGTCCTGAGCCGGGGCATTGCCACCGATCATCCCGACTCCCCCGATGTGCCCCTGGGCCGCCTGCGGACGCTGGAGATCTTGTGACCCGCCCGCCGCCGTCTGACCCCCACGTCGAGGCGCAGCTGCTGGCCGCCGTGATGATCGACGCCGATCAGTGGCCGGTGATTGCCGAGCTGCCCAGCGAAACGTTCTACAGCCTCGGCTGCCGTGGCGTGTTCGAGGCCATGACCGCCCTGCATGCCGCCGGCCTGCCGGTGGATGACCTTGGCCTGATTGCCCAGCAGGGCCAGCAGCACGCCCACCCATCGTTTGACCTGGCCTTCCTGAGCGGCGTCATGGCCACCGAAACCAGCGGACACTACGCCACCGAGTACGCCGCTGTGGTGCGCGGTCTGCACGCCCGCCGCCTGACCATCCGGGCCGCCTACACGCTGATCCACCACGCCGCCGAGGGTGACCTGACGGGTGAAGAGCTGGCGACTCTGGCCTCGCAGGTGGTCACGCCGCTGGACCAGCGCGCCCGGCACCAGTTCGTGAGTCACGCGCAGGCCATTGACGCGGCGCTGGCGGATCTGGATAACCCGGTACCCGACGCCATCCATACCGGCTTCCCGGATCTTGATCAGGAAATCCTGGGCTTTGAGCCGGGAGCGTTGTACGTGCTGGCGGCCCGCCCAGCTATGGGGAAAACGGCCCTGGGGTACGGTTTCGCCCTGAATGCGGCCCGCGCGGGACATGGCGTGGCCGTGGCCAGCCTGGAGATGTCCCCGAAGGCCCTGAGTCTGCGCGCCCTGGCGACGGATGCCGGTGTGGACCTGAACCGCATTCGTCATCGCACCCTGAGCCCGATGGAGCGCAACCGCCTGGGTGCAGCTGGCCACCGTCTGCGCTCCCTACCGATTCAGTTCATGGACGCCACCGATCAGACCGGCGCGAGTATTGCCCGTGATGCCCGTGTGCTGCACGCCGCCGGGCAGCTGGACCTGCTGCTGATCGACTATCTGCAGTTGATCGAGTCCGGCAAGAACGGGGGCGAGAACCGGCAGCAGGAAGTCAGCCAGATCAGCCGCAGCCTGAAGAAGCTGGCGATGGAGTTGCAGATTCCCGTGGTGGTGCTGTCGCAGCTCAGCCGGGGTGTGGAGGCGCGGCCCAGCAAGCGCCCCATGCTGAGTGACCTGCGGGAGTCCGGGGCCATTGAGCAGGACGCGGACACGGTGATGTTCATTTACCGGGACGAGTACTACAACCCGCACACCGATCAGCAGGGCGTGGCGGAGATCATCCTGGGCAAGCAGCGCAACGGCCCGGTGGGCAGCGTCTTGCTGAGCTACAGCAGTGAGTTCGTGCGGTTCGGCAACCTGGCGCGGGACGTGGTGGGATGACGGCGGCCCTGTTGCAGCGCCTGACGCCCGAGGAACGCGCTCGCCTGGCCGAGCTGGAAGAACAGGTGCTCGTCGGTGCGTCCGCTGCCCTGCTGGCAGGCCGGGCCCTGACCGAGATCCGGGACGCCCGCCTGTACCGGGGCGAGTTTGCCACCTTCGAGGAATACGCCCTGGCGCGGTTCCGTTTCTCGCGCCCACGGGCCTACCAGCTGATCGACTACGCCGCCGCTGCGGGTGAGTTTGAGGCGCAGGGTCTGGAGGTGCCCGTTGAGCGGGTGGCGCGCGCGTTGGGCGGCGTGCCCCCGGAGGACTACCGCCTGGTCCTGGACGTGACCCGCGCCGTGACTGGCAAGCAATTGCCCAGCAGCGCAGACGTGCAGGGCGTGGCTGACACGGTGCGGAACATGGCCGCTGGGATGCAGGTTGAGCACCCGGACACCCAGGAGTCCGTTCCCCTCAGCAAGATTCCCCCCGAGCGCCGCGTGGAAGCCATCACCAAAGCGGTGCAGCGCGGCGCACAGGACCGACGCGACTTCCAAGGCACCGATGACGTGAAGCCGTGGGTGTGGGCGGAAGACATGCGCAGTGTGGCTGACGTCATGTTGAGCGGTGACGCCGCTGGCTGGCAGTTCACCGCAATTGACCGGGCAACGGGTGAAGCGCGGTTGGGGCCGGGCAGAAAGAACATCTGGGACGCGATTCGGCATGCCCGCCAGCTGTGGGAAGGGGAGGCGAACCGTGACGAGCAGTGAGTTTTTGTCTACCCCGGTAGACGGCCCGGAGATTCAGGCCAGGACACGAAATGACACGCCCGTCAGCACAAATGATCACGAGTCCGAGCTGGAGCGGGGACTACTTGCGGCCAGGGGCGGCAAAGGCCAGCCCTTTGGCTTCCAGTGCCTCACGCAAGAGTCTGATCGCTTTGGGCCCCATGCCGTGCAAGCTCAAGATCTCCGCTTCCGTAACCGCTGTGAATTGTTCAAGACGGGTATAGCCCTTCTGATCCAGCGCACGCTGGGCCGGTCTGCCCAGATTCTGCGGAAGATCGCTTGCGGGGGGGGTGTTCATCGTTCGTCCTCCTGTAGGCGCGAGGTGATGCTGTGCATTGTGCCGCAGGGCGAGAATTGGACGGGAGAAGGGAAGAAGGGGTCTGAGGAATGACGTCAGAGCAGCCGAAATTGGCCTCGCCCCACGCGTTCCAGATCGTGGTACTTCCCAGCCTTGGGGCCGACGGCGTTGATGCACATCTCGGTGGCCACATGGCGTCGGATGGTGGTGTCCAGGTGGCGGGTGCCGCGTTCGCGCATGGCGGTGACGATCTCCTGGGCCGTAAAGATCCCGTCGGTGCGCTCTCGGCTCAACTTGCGGGCGACGGTAAGAATTTCATCACGGCAAGTCATGCCTCCATTCTGCCTTGCCGACTGGGGTCCCGAATGACTGATCTTCCAGTCCGCTTCAAGACCTCCATGCGCTGGCGTGAAGCCCGCAGGGCCTCAAGGGGCGAGCTGCGGAATGAGTTCGATCCGCAAACTGCTGAGGTCATGGCTGGGAGCAAGCAGTGACCATCCCGAAACGCCACTACGCGAACAAGGCTGCCCGTGACTTTCTGCGCGGGACGGCCTTCACTTCTCCTCAAGAGGCCATTGACGCTGGAGCCCGGTCGGAGTTCCAGTGGCAGAACTTCATGCTGGGGCAGGCGTCGAAGTTCTGGAGAGAGAACGGCAGGAAGGCCAGGGAGAAGGTCAAGGCCCGCCATCCGATCAAGCGGGTCCGGCGCAAACGGGGCGAACTGCTTCCCGAAACAGGCCAAAATTGCCCCCAAACTGAGGTTTTTGGGAACAGAAAGTTGAGAAACGATGTGCTGGCGCTGGAAAACAAGGCGCGAGAGTGGGCAAACATTGGCGGTGTGGGCCGAATTGGTCTAGACAGATCGGCTGTTGCGGCGCATGGGCTCTGGCTGGACTTCACCCGGCACGCGGTTGCGGGCGATTTCCCGGCATGGCTGTCCAGGTTGTCTGGGGTTCCACTGGAGACCTGCCGCCGCCGGTTGAAGGCGGGCTGCGCGCTGGCGGTAGGGATCAATCCGAGGATGAACCATTCCGGGTTGCTGGCGGAGCTGAGGGAACGCGAGACCACCCCCGTCTGTAGAGGGGCGAGATGACTGCCCGGCACAAGTTCAGCGCCGTCCGCAGTCAACGCGGAGGCCAGAAGTTCGACTCGAAGCTGGAAGCCGCTTATTTCGATCACCTGACCGGGCTGATGAAGGCAGGTGAGGTGGTGGGCTTCCTTCGGCAGGTGCCCTTCCACCTGCCCGGCAGCGTGCGGTACGTCTGCGACTTCCTGGTGTTCTGGGCCGATGGCTCCTGCACGTTCGATGACCCCAAAGGCATGGAAACCGCCGTGTACCGGGCCAAGATGCGCCAGCTCCAGGTGCTGTACCCGTGGGCGGTGGTGCGGTCCCTGACGTTCAAGCGCAAGACCTGGGTGGCTGAGATCGCCACGACTGGTGGCCAGGATGCCTGACCTCACCGCTAGGCTGGAAATCCTGTACCGCTTTCGGGAAGCCCGCGAGGCCAGCAAGGAAGAGAAGGCCACCTTGCGTGAGGCACAGGACACACTGCAGGCCCAAGCCGAACGCATCGCTGCGCTGGAAGAGTTGCTTGATGAGGGCGGCCAGCCTCGGCGGCGTAATCAGTCTGGGTTGCTGTCCGAACAGCGCGAGCGCGAGACCATACCGGTGCCTGAGCTGGCTTGGGATGAAGCATGAGCGATCAGCTGCCGGTATGGCTGATCCGCTCTCTGACTGTAGTTGAGGCAAGACCCATCTGCCAGAGGGTGATGCAGTTAGAGGTCCGTTTTTTCCTGTGGTCCTTTCCCTGACTTCAGGGAGCGAGGAGGCGTTTATGCTGAGCGCCGGTTGGACAGTTTGCCCTCACTTCCGTCCCGCTTAATCCCCAGGAGCACCCATGTTGCACGATCCCTACCAGGCCCGTTCTGACCGTTACGACGCCATGCTCTACCGCCGCACAGGCCGCAGTGGGTTGAAGCTCCCGGCCATCTCGCTGGGTCTCTGGCACAACTTCGGTGGCGTGGACCGTGTGGAAAACGCCCGCGCGATGTTGCGCCGCGCCTTCGACCTCGGCGTCACGCACTTCGACCTCGCCAACAACTACGGGCCCCCGCCTGGGAGTGCCGAGGAAACCTTTGGGCGCGTGCTGGCAGCAGACTTTCGCCCCTACCGCGACGAGCTGATCATCTCGAGCAAGGCTGGATACGACATGTGGGAAGGGCCGTACGGCAACTGGGGATCGCGCAAATACCTGGTCTCAAGCCTGGATCAGAGTCTGAAACGGATGGGCCTGGACTATGTGGACATCTTCTACCACCACCGGCCTGACCCCGAAACGCCCATGGAGGAGACGATGGCGGCCCTCGACCATATCGTTCGCAGTGGGCGGGCACTGTACGTGGGCATCAGCAATTACAAGCCGGAAGGGACCCGTGAGGCTGCCCGCCTGCTCCGCGAGCTGGGGACGCCCTGCCTGATTCACCAGCCAAGCTACTCGATGCTCAACCGCTGGGTGGAGCCCGAATTGCTGGACGTGCTGCGAGAGGAAGGCATCGGGTCCATCGTGTTTAGCCCGCTGCAACAGGGCCTGCTGACGGACAAGTACCTGCGAGGCATCCCCGCTGACTCACGTGCCGTGACCTCTGGACGGTTCCTGCGCCCCGAACACGTGACCGACGAGGTGCTGGCCCGGACTCGGGGGCTCAACGACCTTGCCGGAGAGCGTGGGCAGACCCTTGCACAGATGGCGCTCGCCTGGGTGCTGCGCCGCCCCGAAGTCACGTCCGCTCTCGTCGGCGCGAGCCGTCCTGAGCAGATTGACGACGCTGTGGGCGCGCTCAGAGACCTGAACTTCAGTGAGGAAGAGCTAGGTCGGATTGAGCAGTTGCTGGCCTGAGGGTAACAAAGGCAAACGATCGGACAGAGACGGAGCGTCTCCAAGCGGAGTGTTCTGGCAACGTACTGAATGGTCCTTACGGTTCATCAGCCACTTGAGATAGGCGTCAACCTACGCCGTTTTTAACAACCTCCTCGCCCATCTGTCGCCCCTCGCCAGGCGGCTGTTCTTTGCGTGTCATCCTGGGCGGCATTCTGGCCCCATGACGCGCAAGGCGCGAGAAGCGCGGCCCAAGGGGCTAGCACAGGCACCCGAGAAGGCACTGAACGAACGGCAACGGCGCTGGGCTGAGCATTACGCTGCATCTGGCAACGCCCTGCAAAGTGCGATTGCAGCGGGGTATTCCCCGAACAGTGCGCGCAGTCAATCAGACCGGATGCTGAAAAATGCTGAAGTGATGCGGTACGTTGCGACACTGACGCAACCCGCCGAACAGTCACGCATTGCCAGTAGGGCAGAGCGACAGCAATTCTGGACCTCTGTGATGCGCGGCGAGCCTCAGGGGGATGAGCCACCACGCTTCGCCGATCGCCTGAAAGCTTCCGAGCTGCTGGGCAAGGCGCAGGCAGATTTCGTGGAGCGTCATGAACTGACTGGCCAGGCGGGCGGCCCGATCCAGCAGGAGACGGCGCTCAGCCTGGAAGGCAAATCCATCGAGGAACTGATGGCGCTGTACAAGACATGGACGCGCTAGACCTTCAGCCTGCCCTGATCGAAGCGGCCCTCAAGGAACAGGCGGCCCGCAAGCTGGGCGACTATCACGCCGAGATCCTGCGCCGCGCCCGCTTTGCCATGGAACTGCAGGGCAACCATGAACGACAGCGGGCGGTGCTGCTGGTGCTGGCCGCCGATCCGCTCAGCTTCATCAACGACTGGGTGTGGACGTATGACCCCCGCAACATCAGCCGCAACCTGCCCCCTGTGGTGCCCTTCGTGCTGCGGCCCACGCAAGAACGCCTGGTCTTATGGCTCCAAGAGCGCGAGTCCACCCAGACGCACGGCCTGGTGGAAAAGAGCCGGGACGAGGGCATGTCTTACGTGGTCCTGGCCTACTTCCTGCACCGCTGGTTGTTCACTCCGGGATTTGCCGCGGGCGTGGGCAGCCGCAAGGAAGAGTATGTGGATCGGAAGGGCGATCCTAAATCGCTGTTCTGGAAGTTCCGGGACATGATCAGCCACCTGCCCGGCTGGATGATGCCCGCAGGCTTCAGCCCCAAACTGCATGACAACCACATGCGGATCCTCAACCCGGTCAATGGCGCCAGCCTGACTGGCGAGGCTGGAGACAACATCGGGCGCGGTGGCCGGACCACCATGTACCTGCTCGACGAGTGGGCCTTCGTGGACAACCCCGAGAGCGTCAACGCCGCCATCAGTCAGAACACGAACGTCGTGATCAAGGGCAGCACCCCGAACGGCGTGGGCAACGTGTTTTACACCGAGCGCTTCTCAGGCCGCTTCAGCGTGTTCACGATGCGCTGGCAGGACAACCCGGACAAGAACTTCACGCTGGATGTAGGAGGGCAGCTCGCCTTTCCCTGGTACGAAAAGCAGAAGGCCAACCTGGATGCGCTGATCCTGGCGCAGGAGGTGGACATCGATTACACCGCCAGTGTGGCTGGTGTGGTCATCCCGGCCAAGTGGGTGGAGGCGGCCTTCCGTCTGGTGCTGCCCAGGGGGACGGATGGTGCGGCAGGGGTGGACGTGGCCGACGACGGCGCGGACAAGAGCGCATATGCCGCTCGGCAGGGGCCGGTGGTGCTGCCCAGTCTGCGCCAGTTCAAGGGCCTGCACCGGGCCTCTGACCTGATCGAAACTGGTCAGGCGGATGGCATCACCGAACTGAACTACGACAAGCTGGGCGTGGGCGCGTCCCTGACCGCCACCCTGGCCAAGGTGGAGGGATTGCCCTTCACGGTGCGTGGCATTGCCAACAGCCACAAGCCCAGCAGCACGGTCTACCCAGATGCACAGGCCAGGGCTGAAGAACGCTTTGCCAACCTGGCCGCCGAGCTGTGGTGGCGTCTGCGGCTGCGCTTCAAGACGACGTTTGAACGCGAGACGCTGGTCAAGTACCACCCGGACGAAGAGTGCATCAGCCTCGCGGAGTTGCGTGGGCATCCCCTTGAGAGCGCGGTGCGCGCCCAACTGTCTCAGGCCACCTACGAGAAGGCGGGCGTGGCGGACAAGATCAGGGTGAACAAGAAGGGAAACGGGTCAGCCTCGCCGGATCTGGCCGAGGTCATCATGTACGCGTTCGCGCCTGCAGCGCCTGCGCCTGCTGAGGTTTACGATCCTGGGACCGTTTCTATGGGTTTCGGAGAGGCCGGCAGCACGTACTAAATGGCTTACCCTAGAACCATGCTAGGGCCGTCCGTGCAAAATGTATTGATCGGCGTAGCCGTTCTCACCGCCTATCTCTTGGTCTATAAAAAGGTTCTCAAACGTGATTCTTGGCAAGAGGTTGGACGTGCAGCCGCAATGATCTTTGCTTTCCTCGCGGTGTTCCTGGTACTTCCCGAGCTTGTTCCCGCTTGGAAACCGTTTTTGTACTGGGTTGCTGATGATCTCCTAGACTACATAGAGCTGGTTGTTGTTGTGCTCCTCCTCGCTGTAGGACTTTGGAGTTGGCTTGCTCCTCACCTGCGTCGTCGCGCACCCTAACTCAAGAGTTCCAAGAGGAGGACTGGCCGCCGCCAAGAGGTCACGGCACGGATCCACCCTGGCGTACAGCCAGGATTACGAAAATGCCACTTATGTGCCTCAATGGGCATACCGTAGACGTCGGCATCCGTGGGTGGTGTCTCCCTGAGTAGTCCGAGGGGCGTGTCACCCGCTCTGACACGCTGTAGACCATGAGTGCCGTGTCCCGAATTGTCCTGCCCGTCGGGGCTGCCCTGCCCGCAGAGACACTGCTGCTCCGGAAGGCCAAAGAACAGCAGCAGAAACGAGGCGGGGACGCGACACTGAAGCTGACTCAATCCCTGCTGACTGGCGATCTCTGGGCCGATGGTCAGGGGTGGGGCGGCCCGTTTCCAGCAGCTCAGCCAGGCAACTCGGTAGACCGGACCACCGTTACTGCCGAGATCGAGCGCACCTTCGTTTCTCGCAACCTCGCGCGGGACATCGTGCGCCGTCACCGTTCGGGCGTGGCAGGCCGTGAGCCGTTGTGGACGGTGTTGCCGCGCAGGCCGCTGAAGAAGGGCCAGAAACCCACAGGCGAGGAACAGATCCGGATTGAGCAATACTCTGGCGCCCTGACCGACTGGTGGGACGATTCCGGCGCGTGGCTCGCCGTCCAGAAGGCGCTGGATACCGCGCTGGCCCTTGGCCACGGCACAGTGCGCTTGTACATTCACGCGGACAGCACTCTCGCCATCACAGACGATCAGGGCATTGAGCAGCGCATGATTCCGGCTGGCCTCTCCCTGAGTGAAGCGGCCCGGCGCATCAGCATCCATGCTCCTGCCTGGGATCAGGCTGGCGTGACCCGTGACCTGGACGGCCATGTGACTGGCGCGTACTTCACCCGCCAGGAGGAACAGGGCAAGACGCGCTGGGAGCTGCAGGAGCGCGTGAAGGCGAACGGCCAGACCTCTACCCGCGTGCATCCCTTCATTGGAGATGGTGGGACGGACCTTGAACCGCCCGTCGATTACCCAGTGCCGGACCTGCTGATCTACGAGATCCGGCTCGATCCGCTGATCACGGACAGCGTGCGTCGCCTGCTGAAGATGGCGAACAAGACCCTGACCATGGGCAGCCGGAACGTGGACCTGGGTGGCTTCCTGGAGCGCACCATCCTGAACGGGCAGATGCCGGGCGGCTATCAGACGATGCAGGACGGCAGCAAGGTCTTTGTGCCGGGCAAGTACAACGTGGGCGCAGGCGTGACCAACTTCCTGACCGGTCACAGCTTGTACGCCAAGAATTCGGAGACGGGCGCGCTTGAACCTTCGGGTCAGTTCGCCACGCCCAGCATCGTCTACAAGGACCCGACGGCGTTTACCGTATTTTCTGAGGCGTTCGAGAAGGCCAGGGAAATGATCTTGGACGAGGCGAACCAGCTGCACGTCCTGATCACTGGGGATGCTTCCGCGTCCGGGGTCAGCCGGCAGCAGGCGGTCAACGACTTCATCAGCAGCCTGGAACCTACCCGCATGGCGCTGGAACAACTGGTGCGCTGGCTGCTGAACACGGTGCTTCAGATGGCTCTGCACTTCACCGGGCGCAGGGAAGAGGCCGAAGAGTTCCGTGTGACCGCGCAGGCCCGGCTGAGTGCAGTCCAGCCGACGCCCGCCGAGATTGATGTGGCCTTGAAGCTGCGGAAGGCAGGCGTCATCAGCCGCGAGAGCCTGTACGCCCGCGTGGGCATTGACGATGAGGCCGCAGAATCAGCAGCGCTGGCATCTGAAGGCATCACGCTTGATCTGGTGGAGATGATCAGCAACGCGGGTGCGCCAGAGTGGGTGGTGCTGAAAGCGCTCATGCTGGCCCTGCCTGCGCTCGGCATCTCCGAGGCAGATGTGGCAGCCCAGCGGGACATGGACCTGGCTGCCCCCATACCCCCCACTGACCTCATGGCGGAAGATCCTGCGCAACCCTAAACTCGCGGCGATGAGCGCCGTGATCGACACCGATTGGCTCCGAAGGGGCATTGACGAGGTTCTCCCTTCCCTGACGGGCTGGTGGCTATTTGTCCATCCTGATCAGGAGTCCCATGCGCTGCTTGCGGCGGCAACGGTTCCCGACGACATTCGCGTGCGGGTCAGAGATCATCTCGCCCCTAGGGTGGCGGTGCTGCTGCCTGTAGGGCCGCCAGCCATGTTTTTGCAACAGGGTTACGAGTTTCAACCGTTTGGAGTGGAGTAGGGGCAGGGGAAAAGGTCAGGCCGCCTTTCGGGGCGGCTTTGCCGTGTCATCTTGCCGCCTAGTTTTGAAGCATGGCCATGACCCCAGCACACAGGCGCCTGCTGGCCCTGGCTGAGCGTCAGCAGGATGCCCATCTGACTGCCGCAAGGGGCTTGGTGCTGACCCATTTCCGGCAAGTGGCCCTGGTGGACGCCGAGAAAGCGCTGAAGGCTGCGCTGAACCTTCCAAAGAGTCAGAGGCCAAAAGCGATCCGTGAGGCTGTGGCGCTGGTGGATACGGCGACTCGTGCCCTCCGCATTCCCCCGGCTGACCTGGGGCCAGTGCTGCGCGCTGCCGTGCGTGACCGGGTGCTGAACACGGATGATTTGGCCGCACTGTCCAACCCGGCGCTGAAGTTCAACGATTCGGGCGAGCTGCAGCGGGCGGCCGTCACCCGGCAGCGCCAGGTCATGCGGAAGTATTGGACCAAAGAAGGAGACCGCTTCATGGGTGACGTGGCCGCCACCATGCGGGAAGCGGCGCGACGTGGCCTGGATCCGGAGCAGGTGGCGGACCTGTTACAAGCGCGGTTGGGGGTGCACCGTTCACGGGCGGTGCTGATCGCGGTGGACCAGACCCTCACGGTGGCCCAGCTGGCGAGCCAGAAGCGCATGCGGGACCTCGGCTTCACGTCCTTCCTGTGGGTGAGCCGGCGGGACGGCGACGTGCGTAAAGCGCATCAGGAGCGGGACGGGCAGGTCTACAGCTTCCGGGGTGCGCCCGAGCTACCTGGGCAGGCGGTGAGGTGCCGGTGCATCGCTGCGCCGCCGCCTGTCAGCCCCTGACCCATGCTGGCTGCACCATGTCCACCCGTCGCCAGCAGCGCAAAGCCAAGGCCGCCAAGCTGCTCGAACTTCAGACGCCACCCAAGAAGGTACCTGCGCCGAAAGAGGCCACGCCGCGGCGCTGGATTGAGGAGCCCTTCTACCTGATCGAGCTCGGCCTGCACAAGGAGCCGTTCGTGGGCAGCGTACCGAGGTTCCAGGAAGGCGTGATCATCAAGATCAAGCGGTAAAGTGCAGAGATGGCGACATTGAAGGTATTTCTACGCAATGGCAGTGTTGTTGAGCGCACTGGATCGCAAGAAGAGTGCCAACAGGTTGAAGGGCTGTTCAGGCAATTCCAAGAGCAACCCGGCCCGAACATCTTGCCAGTTGTCATAAGTGATGGCTTGGGGGTTGATAGCATCGACATCACCCTGATTCGAGATGTTGTGGTTGAAAACGACTGATCCAGCGTAGGAGTTACGCCCCGCGCAGAGCGGGGTTTCTTTTGTTTGGGGTGTCAGCACGGAATTCATGCTTGACCAATGACGGGAAGCCCGCAATCCAGCACAAAGGCTCAAGGAGCCGCCAACCCCTTCGCGCACCTGTACGAGACCCGCACCGGGTTGTTCGCAGGCCCGCGCACCCTCTGGAATGGAGGCGAAGCGCCCCCCCAGGACAAGCCAGCCACCGGCTCCAAAGAAGACGGCGAGCGCCGCTTCACCGACGCCGAATGGCGGGCCATGCGCCGCACGCAATTGGCCGATGCCGACATGAAAGACCTGATGCAAAAGGTCATCGACTTGGAGGCCACCAATTTCAAGCTGCGGCAACGTGAAACCCCCGATGGGGGCAAAGCCCTCACCCCCGACGAGGCCAAAGAGTGGGAAGCCTACCGCGCCCTCGGGAAGAAACCAGCGGACCTCAAGACCGCCCTGGAAAGCGGCGAAGTCGCCTCCAAGGAACTGGGGACGCTGAAGCAGGAACGCGAGATCGAAAGCACGGCAGGCATTGTCAAAGCCAATCCCGGCGTGCTGCGCGACGTACTGACCCGCCACAACCTCACCGCCAAAGTGCAGGGCGAAGCGCCCAAGGCTGGTGAAGAGGACAAGCGGGCTGTGCACCTGTTCGACAAGGACGGCAAGGACGTGGGCGAGGCCCGGGCCTGGGCTGCCCAGCATGAGGTGGCTTACGTCCCAGCACTGTTCCCCGCCCAAACCACCACGACGCCCAAGGTGCAAGGCACGGTGGTCACTCCGCAGGCGGGCGCAGGCGGCAATGCAGGGGACGGCGTGAGCAGCTACGCCGCCCGAATTCTCGCTGAACGTCAAGCCGCCGCCAATCCCACTCCCTCAACTGGAGGCAACACCGCATGACGAAACTCCGCACCTTCGCCCTAGCCGCTTTTGTGGCCGCGCGAGACAGCATGGAAACCTTCGGGACGGGCGTCCAGCTCGACTTCTCGAAGTTCGTGGACGCCAAATACGGTACTGCAGGCAAGCGCATCATTCCCGCAGGCACCGTCATTGAACCCGTCGCCGACGTTGACGCACCTGCCTACCTGTGCGGCCCAGCCAGCGGCACCGCGGGCAAGCTGGCCCTGATTCTCAAGACGGACGCCGAGGAAGACAGCCGGGCAGACGCCGTGACCGGATACGGCGCGTACAGCGGCGGCGTGGTCTACGAAACCCTGCTCCCTGATGCCAGCGGCAATCCCCGCGTCCTGAGCGCCGCTCTGAAGACGCAGCTCGGAAGCTACTTCCGCTTCATGACCTACGAGGACAAGCGATGAATCTAACCTGGGCGCAAGTGATCGCCAGCCTGTCCGCAGGCCGCGCGCTGATTCAGATTGCCAATACCCCGCCCGCTGCCGCTGAATACCTGGGTGGCCGCTTCCTGCCTCGCGTCCAGCGTCCCGACTACGACATCGCTGGCGGCCAGATAGAGATCCGCAGCGTCATGGCCGGACACGTGGGCATGGATAGCGCCTATCCCCAGGGCAGCGCCATCCAGCTGCGCGACTACGGTCACAAGACGGCCAAGCTGGCGCAGGCCATCGAGCTGGGTGAAGAACCCGCCCGCAATCTCCAGAAGCTGCTCTTGCTGGCTCAGGCCGGGCAGGCTCAGGGCCGCAGCGTGCAGGACTTCATGGGTGAGGCAGGCCTGAACCTGTTCACGAAGGGCGTGGTGCAGTCCCTGGACGACTCTGCCGAGTACCTGACCATGCAGGCCCTGACGCGCGGCAAGATCGACTGGACGTTCAACGGACGTCAGCTGAAGGTCGATTACAAGGTGCCCGCTGCGAACCGCGTCAGCCTGACCGGCACCGCCAAGTTCAGCGGGCCTGATTCGCAGTTCTGGAAACAGCTGACGGCTGGCGAGAAGAAGGTCAAGGGGAGCGTGGGCGTCGTCATGAGCCAGGACACCTTGCAGGTGATTCTGGACAATCCCGTTCACCGGATTGAAGTGGTGTCGGACGTCTACAGCCCGGAGCGCAACATCCGCACCGTGCAAATCCGCAAGCTGGCCCGCATGGTGGCCACGGCAGACGGCGGCGTGGGGTACACGGCGGAGACCACGAGCGACCAGCGGACGAGCGCCACCCTGATCGGTTACGGGCGCGAGGGCCAGATCATTGACCCCACCACGCCTGGGGAAACCATTGGTGTTCAGATGGTGCCGGACAACGTGGTGGCGGTGATCGGGCGCAATACCTCTAACGAACTGGTGTCGCTCAATGGCACGCCGCTGCCACAGCAGGCTCTGGGGTACTACCACGTCGCTCCGACGGTGGAAGGCACCTGGCGCGGCGAAGCGCTGGGCCGCTGGGGCCGCATTTACAGCCCGGAGAACAACCCCTACCTGCTGGTGGGGGAAGGCGTGGAAAACGGGCTGCCCGTGATCCGCAACGGCGAGCGGCTGTTCATCATCGAGAGCGAGGCGTAACCATGAGCGATACCGTGAAAGTCACGGCGCTGGGACAGACGTATCGGCGTGACGGCAAGGGCTTCGGCCCTTTCCGGGCCACGGCGGAACGTCCGTTCCTGGAAGTGCCGCTGTGGGTGGCGCTGGTGAGCGGCGCACCGGAGTACACGGGTGAGCCTGAAGCTGATGAGGCAGAGGGCGCGGACGTTCAGCAGCTGCTGGACGCGAACGCAAGCCTGAAGGCTGATCTGGACCAGGCCCGCGCCGACTTCGCCCACGAGCAGCAGCAGCACGAGAAGACCCGCGACGGCTATGCGGCCTACTCTGACGCGCAGGAGGCCAAAGTTTCCACCTTGACCTCTCGTGTCTCCGAGCTGGAAGCCGAGTGCGTTGACCTGAAGCAGAAGTTGGAAGAGGCAGACAGCGAGATCAGCTTCCTCAAGCTGGACCAGTCGCGGGCCGCTCTGGATGCCAACACGGCAGCCTTGAACGCTGCCTCTCAGCAGATTGAGGCTGTGACCAGCAGCACCCCTCTGCCTGAGGACTTCCCCATGCGGGACCTGCTGCTGGAAAGCGGGTTCGACTCGCTGGAGAAGGTCAGGGCCGGACTGGTCAAGCTAGACGGCGCTGAGAAGTCGCCTGTGGAGAACGTTCAGGGCATTGGCAAGAAGACCCTGATGGCCATTGAGGCGGCCCTGAAATGAGCACCGTCCGCTGCGCTGAAAGCGTGAACATGCTCGCGCAGGCGCCTGACCCGCGCGCTGAGGTCCTGACCGCTCTCACGGTCCGTCCGGTGACTCTGCCCAATCCGCGTGTCGTGGTTCGCGCAGATACAGGGAAAAGGCAGGCCCTGAAGTGACCCTGACTGCCCCTGAGTTCCCTCTGTCGGAAGCTGACGCCCTGACGCATCTGAAAGACGCGCTGGGCAGCAACTATGGCGGGGCCACTGATCCAGCCACACTTACCCGTGCGCTATCGGTGGATGGAATCCATGACGGCCCGCCGAGCATGGAGGGGGTGCAGTTTCACGTCCGGCCCTGGGCCACAGCGGCGCGGCTGATCGAGGAAAACACGGAGTACGAGGTCAATTCTGGGCTGGCTGCCCGGATTGACCGCAAGCTCCAGAGCCTCAAGGCCAAGCAGCGGCAGATGGACGCCCTGGCTGGGATCCTGCATCTGCTGCCCAGCACGGCTGAGGAGTGGGGCCAGGTGCCCAGCGGCAGCGCCCCTGTTGAGGCGGTCTTCTAGTGTCGGTCGATGCTCGCCCGTTCCGCCAGCTGACCACGCCTTCGGGTGCGGTCATTAAAGCTGGCCCGCCGAAGTTGAATCCGCTGGCTCTTGGCGTTAGCGGCAGGCCCGGCGGGGTGGTCAGCGATAACGCCACGCACACCATCCCCGTCTATGTTGCACTGGGCAATCCGCCGGCTGATCTGGTGGACAACGCGCTGGTGACGGTGGACGTGGAGCCGGACCGCCTGCAGAGCTTCCGGATCCTCCGGAATGGGATTGATAAGCAGGCGGGCATCTGGAAGTTGTACGTGCGGGCAGAAGCTGACACCTCCGGGTATGAACCATGACCAGGAATTCTGCTTCCATCCAGGTCCCCAGGTCCGTCAAGCGGCTGGAGAAGATGCCCGAGGATGCCGCGTACCGTGCCCTGAACACGGCGCGTGACTTCTTGCGCGACGAGGCCCGGCGCAACGCCAGCAAGGGCGGCCCGAATGGCTTGCGCGTCCGCTCTGGACGGCTGCTGCGTTCGATCCGTACCTACCTCAAGGCCAAACCGAACGGCGGCGAGCTGTCGCTGGGCATGGCCTTCTACGGTTGGGTGCATGACCGGGGCGCGGTGATCGTGCCGAAGAAGGCCCAGCGATTGCGCTTCTTCATTCCCGGTGTGGGCTGGCGCACGGCCATGCGCGTGGTGCTGCCTGAACGCCGCTGGGCCAGGGACGCGCTGGATGCCACCCGCAAGAAGTACCCGCAGTTCCTGCGCCAGACCATCCGGCAGGCGATGCGCTGATGGGCGTCCTCGGCTTTATCGACGCCCTGAAGGCAGAGCTGGTGCAGTCCCTGACCGGCTATACCGTCGAGGCCCGCGAACCCATTGAGGGAGAGCTGAAGGCGGACGTCAGCGGGAAGCAGATCTTCATCACCACTGAGGGCATCGAGTCGCCGGAAGGGGTGGCGGACCTGTCCCGGTCCACCGTCATCCGCGTGCCGGTGCTGGTCAGCTGCGTGATGCAGTTCCCCAGGACCGAGGCCGATGCCCGCAAGGTGCTCCGGCGTCGGCTGAGCATGATGCAGGCGTGTCAGCGCGCGGTGTTCACTTACTGCGTGGCGGGCGCCGGGGCTGGGAACACGGCCGTCTATCTGGAGCAGGAGCAGCCGAACCTCATCGAGGAGTATTACGTCGCCATCGTGGAATTGATCGTCGAATACGACTTGCAGAGCACAGGAGAACCGGAATGAAACAGTTTGTACTCAAAGACGGCGAGGAACCCGGCATCTACCCAGGCCTGGGGCTGGCTGAGGCTGGGAAGCCCCTGACCGCCTATAGCGAGGATCAGGAAAAGGCGTTCGCCGACGACAAGCGGTTCAAGATCTACCACGCGCCCAAAGAGGACGAAGCCAGCGCCTCCGAAGCCGAGAGCACCGTGCAAAAGCCCGCTAAGACCGGGAAGGATGGCAAGTAATGCAAGGAAACCAGGGCATTATTGGCCTCGCGCTGATGACCGACAACACGACGGTGCCCGCCGCGCCCACCATTGCGCTGCGCGTCACCCAGTTCGCCGATCCCTTCCCGAAGTACACCGAGACTGAAGATCAGGTGGCCACTGGCACCCGCTTCGGCACGCAGAAGTTCATCCAGGGCATCGAATCTGGCAACAAGACCATTCAGGCCACCGCCACCCTGCGCGATCTGCCGCTGCTGCTGACCACGCTGCTGGCCGCACCGGACGGCGCGGGCCTGATCACGCCGCGCGCCAACAGCTATGCGGCGCTGGCCCCTGGACAGCCCCTGATGGTCTGGCAGAAGCACCCGCTGAAGAACAGCGTGTTTCAGGCCGCCCAGGTCTCGGCGCTGACCATCAACATCCCGAACCGTCAGAACGCAGACGTGTCGGTGACGCTGAACACGGCGTGGGTAGCCCCGATGGGTACGCCACCCACCTTCCCACCCCTGGCCGCGACGGGCATCCTGCAGTTCCTGCACTTCTGGGTGACCATCGGTGGGGTCAAGGTTGCGCCTGAATCGGGCAGCATCGAGATCACGCAGGGCATGGTGGCGGCGGACGGTGCGCAGGGCAAGGATGACGACAAGAAGATGAATATCCTGGGCTGGGAGCTGGACGGCCAGCTGACCGCCCGACTGCGCTTTACCCTGTCGGAGAGCGGCGCGGGCGTGAGCACGCAGACCCTGCTGGGCCTGATCTCCCTGGCCACACCGGACGCCAGCACGGGCCTGCGCCCCACGCAGACGGTTGAAGCAGGGTTCACACTGGGCACGGACGAGATCAAGTTCACCTTCCCGAACAGCGAGATCACGGCAGACAACCCGCCCACTGGCCTGGGACGGATCACGGTGGACTTCGACGCCATGAGCAAGAACCTCGGCACCGCGCCCGTGACGGTGAACGTGCCTGTTGTCGCGCCCTAACCCGCATCCTTCCCTTACAGACCCCGCCATGTGCGGGGCTTTTTCTTGGGTGTCACTGCCCACCCGACACTTTCAACATGGATCAAACGAAGCCGCACCCCCTGGAGTCCTTCCCTGGCGCCACCCTCGCCGTCACCCTGCCCATGACTGGGCTGGAGGTGATCATCCGTAAGCTGGACGTGGAAGCCATTCGCAACGATGGCATGCGAACGGCCCTGAGCCTGCCCGCCCTGCGTGAGGTCTCGCAGTCCTTCGCCCAGATCGCAGCAGGCGAGATGCAGAAGGGGGACGGTCCGGCCCGCAACCGCGGCGAACTGCCGCCGGAAGTGATGCTGGACATTGAGCGCGAGATGAAGCGCGCCCTGATCCGCACGGCCCTGATCCGTCCTGACTTGGATACCCTGGTTGCCCTGTACGGCGGCAGCCTGGAAGCACCGGACCTGGGTCTGGGGCCGGATTACTCGTACCTCGCGGGGCAGATCGATACCTTCAGCAGCCCGCAGGCGGGTGAGGCCGAGAAGGACGCTGCCCGGACGTTTCCTGTATCTGAACGCGGGTCCGCTGAGCGCTCTGGCGGAAAAGTACGGGGGAAGGCCAAGTGAGTACGTCGAACTGAGGCGGGCACTGCCGCTGGACTGCGTGGTGTTCGATCAGGCCGTGATGCTGTGGGCTGGGGCAGACGCGGTGCTGGACACCCTGCACGCGCGGAAGATGGCGGAGTCGAAGAGGTAGGCGTGGGCTGGGGTGTCACCCTCCCCCCGATTCTTGACTCGTGGCCGGCATTGTCGAAACGATCCTCCTGAACATCCAGGCCAGCGTCTCCGGTGCCGCCGGGATCGCTGGCCTGACTGGTGGTATCAGCGGACTGACAAACAAGCTGCTCGGCCTGAACCAGGGCCTGCAGATCGTTCAACAGGTGACCAGCGCCGTGAACGGCATGGTGAACCAGCTCGAGGACTGGGCCGACGCCGCCAACAAGGCTGCCACCGACACCCGTGTCTTCCAGCTGACCCTGGCCCGGTTCGGCGTGAGCGTGGACGAGGCCGGAGGGGCGGCCCAGCGCCTGGCAGATAAGTTCGGCCTCTCCGTGCAGGAAGTCCAGGGCAGCATGACCACCCTGATCCGGGCGGGCTTCCGCGACATGGGCCAGCTCGAACAGGTCATGACTGGGGCTGCGGCGTCTGCGGTGGCCTTTGGGCGCACGGCTTCCGAGGGCTTTGACCGGATTGGGGACGCGGCGGTGACGGGCCTCTCAGCCGCCCTTAACAGCATCGGCATCGCTGAAAACCTGGGGCCAGCACTGGACAAGTACGCGGCCAGCCTGGATAAGACTGCCGACGCCCTGACCGATGTGGAGCGCGCACAGGCCCTGGCCAATCTGGTGACGAAGGCCACCGGCGTCGAGGTGGAAGCCCTGGGCGAGATCCAGAACGATTACGTCAAGTCCCAGCAGGCCTCCAAGCTCGCCAGCGACAACCTCAGCCGTGCCCTGGGCGAGATCACGATGCCTATCGTCATTCGCTACAAGCAGGCAACGGCAGACCTGACCAACACCGTGATCGAGGGCATTCGCGCCTACCAGCAGGGCGGGGACGCCCTCAAGGTGCTGACCGACAAGTACCCGCAGCTTGGCCGCGGCCTGTCCCAGCTGAAGCCTGTTGCAGAAGAAATGAAGCGCGGTCTGCTGGATGCCTGGGGCGGCATCACCGACTTCGCCGAGCGGGTGCTCCTGCCCGCCTTCGAGCAGATTCGTCCGGTTGCCGAGCGGGTCTGGCGCTACATCCCGCCGCTGATCGAGTCCGCGGGCCGGTTGATCGGAGAAACGTTCAAGCTGATCGCTGACCTGTGGCAGAACGTCCTCAAGCCTGTCTGGGACGCTCTGGCCCCGGTGGTGGAGTACGCCGTCACAGGCGCCCTGAGCTTCCTGAAAGAGGGCTTCGACTTCATCAGCGGGATCTTCACCAGCATCCGCGCGCTGATCCATGGCGACTGGCGCGGCGCGTGGGGCACCTTTAGCGAGACCGTCAGCAAGGCCTGGGACAGGATCAATGAGATTCTGGAAGGGCTGGGCACTTCCATCCGCACGGCGCTGTTCAAGCTGGCAGACACCGCCAAGGAACGGGGCCGCGTCTTCGGTGAAAACCTGCGGGATTCCATCGTGGCTGGCGTGGCCGGGCTGGCCGAACAGCTCACCGACAGAATGACCGACGCCATCGAGAAGATGACCGCCAAGCTGCCCCAGTGGTTCAAGGACCGTTTTGGGATCACGGCTGTGGTGGAGACGCTGGAAGGCAATGCGGACGCGGCAGGTCAGCGCGCAGCAGACGCCCGCGCCGGCATCGCTGGCCGTGCCCCAACGATTGACCCCAGCACCCTGAATGAGTTCAGCGCTTCCATCTTCGAACAGGCGTTCAAGCAACGCGGCGACAAGTTGGCCGACAACTTCGTGGATTACTGCCTGCGCTGGGTGCGGGATGAACTGGGGGATGCCGCCCCGGAGTTCCGCAACCAGTTGAACAAGCTGTTCCAGAGCAATCCGGAGATTTACACTGACGCCAACGGCAAGACCAGCAAGACCCCCACGGCCCGGTCTGCTTACGGCAACTTCCAGGCGGCTGGGCTGACGCGCGATTACAAGACCTTCGCGGACTTGAAGGTCGGCGACACCGTGTTCTACGTGGATGGCGGGCAGAACCATGTCGGGACGTACATCGGCAATGGGCAGGTGCGCGGCAACAATCGGGTGAGCTATCAGGAGTCTGGCGGCAAGGACCCGGTAGGGACGGTGGACATCAACCGGCTGGGCAAGGTCACGGGCTACGTGGCAGCCACAGAGCTGCTGGCCTACCTGAACGGGAACACGCCCGTCACTGGGCAGCCCAAGGCAGGGACGCCAGCCAACGTGCCTACCGTCAAGCCACCCGCCTCGCCTGCCGACACCACCGATCAGGGCGGCCCCTTCACTGCCCAGCAGTATGCCGAGGCGCTGAAGCGGCTCAAGGCGATTGAGACGGCTCAGAAGGCTTTGCAGTCCGACAAAGACAATGTTGCCCTTGCCAACAGCCTGATCGCTGCCCAGGCGGCCTCCGAGAAGTTTGCCAAGAGCAGCCTGAGTGCGGCAGACGCCGTGAAAGCTGCCCAGACGGCCATGAGCGGCGCGAAAAAGACCACCGACGCCTACATTGCCACGCAAGCCGACTTCAACAACTACAGCCGGGAAGCCCTGCTGCTCATCAAGGAACAGGAGCGCGTCAACAAGAGCGGTACCGCTGCCGAGCGTGAGGCGGTGCGTGGCAGGGTGCTGGCCTTTGCTGAGCAGGGCAAGGCCCAGGCGGCTGTGCTGGACGCTGAGCGCGCCGCCTATCAGTCCAGGCAGCAGCTCTCCGAAAAAGAGAAACAGGATGAGGTGGCCCGCGCGCAGGTCATGGCCGGGATTGCCCGTGATGCCGCTGCAGGGCGCGAGGCTGAGGCACGGCGCGGTCTGGATTCTCTCAAGCGTGCGCAGGCAGAGGCACTTGACCTGGCAGAGGACGATGCTGGGAAGCGGGCGCAGGTCATTGACTCCAGTGGACCGCAGATCCTGGCTGCCGAGGCCCTGATTGCCCGCCGGGTGCGCGAACAGGCCGTCCGGGCTGCGAATGATGCCGCTGCCGAACGCTTGAAGGTGGAAGGGGCCAATGGCGCCGAGATCGAGAAGGCCCGCCGGGCTGCTGTCGCCGAGGCTTATCGTGTCGAGAAGGAAGCGGGCACCGTGGCCCGGGGCGAGCAGCGACGTGCTGAACGGGGTGCGAGCAAGACGGCTGCTGAGGAACAGAAGCAGCTGGCGGCAGAGCTGGCCGGCCTGAAGATCGATTCAGCCAAGGCGACTGCCGGACGCTTGAAGCTCCTGGCCGATGAGGAATTCCGCAACGCGGAGGGGGATGCCCAGCGGCAACTGGAACTGGTCAGGAAATCGTCTCAGGCCGAGTTTGACCGCGCCCAGCAGATCGCCCAGGCCACCCGCAGGCTGGCCTACGAAGACGCCGCCGGCAAGCCGAACGAGCAAGCCCTGCGCGACAAGGCCCAGGCGGACTACCGCGCCACTGTCGAGCAGGCGCGCATCACTCGTCTGGGGCAGGTCAAAACCGCTCAGGATGCTGTAACCAAGAGCCTGGATGAGGGAACTCGGGCCGGGAACGCCGCGCTGGACAGCCTGGAGAAGCTGAACCTCGGCGGGCGGGATCTGGTGAACACGGCTCAGAAGCTACCCGACACCCGCGCCCAGTACGACACGCTTTTTGCCCGGATCGTGGCGCTGAGAGATGAGCTGACTGACCCCAGTGTGGTGGATGCCTGGACCCAGAGCATTCAGGAAATGGGCACGGCTGGGCAGCTCAGCGCTGTTCAGGTGCAGACGCTGCTGAACATCGTCAAGGACCTGAGCGGTGCGCGAGACGTGCAGGTGGGCGACAACCTGCAGGGCCGGGGTGTGGTGCGGGAAGCGGCCACCAATGACGCCTCACAGGGCACTCTTGCCCAGGGTGAGGCTGAACGCCTGGCGGCGGCCATGATCGGCATGGACCCCGAGGAATTGGGCGGCATCCTTGCCGGACTGGTGGCCAAGGGATTCGGCGAGTCTGACCTGGCGCAGCTCATTCGCGGGCAGATCGTCACGATGAACTTCGACGATCTGGCACAGATGGTCACAGATGCCAACGGGCCACGGTTCCAGACGGACAACGAAGTGCGGGGGATTGGCGTGCCTGCCGAGAACGCTACCGAGGCGTATCTGAACCTGGAAAGCGTCATCCAGGACATCGGGCAGTTCTCCCTCTCCGAGTTGGACAAGTTGATCTCTCAGACCGGTCTGGGGGCAGATGAAGCCGAACGACTCTACACCGCTTGGGCTGCCGTCTACGGGGAATTTGAGAAGGGTGCGGGGGGCTCTGACGCCACCAGCGGGCCAGGGAAGGGCCTGCTCAACAATGCCCGCCCCGACGATGCCTCTCAGGGCACGCTGGCCCCTGGCGAGGCGGACAGACTGCTTGAGGCCATGGTGGGGATTGACCCGAAAGAGCTGGGCGGCATCCTGGCCGATCTGGTAGCCCGTGGCTTTGGAGAATCAGACCTCGCCCGCCTGATCCGAGGCCAGATCCAGAGCAGCGCCGAAGCGATTGACGCCAGCCTGCGCGAGTTCGGCGGCGTGGGTGTGGACGTGAACACCGGCGAGCAGACGTTTCTCACCGATGACGAGGTGCGCGGGATCGGCCAGCGTTCCGAGAATGCCCAGGACGCTTTCATTGACCTGGAAGCGGTGATCGAGACGGTCATGACCCTCAGCCGCGAGGAAATGGACGCCTTGCTGGCCAAGACGGATCTGCTGCCGGACCAGATCAAGAAGGTCACGGCCGCCTGGGAAGACCTGCACGGCACGCTGGAGAGCGCGAACATCGCCACTCTGGACGAGCAGCTGGACCCCATCGCGGTCAACCTCCAGAGCGTGTTTGACCGCCTCCAGAGTGGGGCCAGCACGGCGGGAGAGGCCCGGCAGGATTTCGCGCTCCTGCGTGCCCAGCTGGAAGGAATCGGCGGCGAGGCGGCACAGAACCTGATCGCCGTGATCGACGACGCGATTCGGGGATTCGACAGCCTGGGCAGCGTCTCCGCAGACGTGACGGCGGCCCTGGCCAAGGTCCGCAAAGAGGCTGAGCTGCCGTATGACGGGCTGATCCGCAAGCTCCAGCAGATGCGAACCGAGCCGGGCGCAGCGGTGGTGGAGATCGATGCGCTGATTGCCAGCCTGCAAAAGCTCAATGGGGTGGCCGCCAAAGAGCAGGGCATCGAGAAGATGACGGCGAAAATCAACGAATTCGCCGACTATGCCCGGCGTGCCATTCCCCTCGTGACCTCTGCTTTCCAGGCGCTCGGTGGGATGTCGGGTGAAGTGGCAGACGCCTGGGGCGATTCGCTGGGCCGCATGGTCAACGACGTGGTGAGCTTTGCCACCGCCATTGCCAGGGGGGATTACATCGGGGCCGCGATCCAGGCGCTGACCAGCATCTTCACCTTCTTTACCCGCCAGGCCGAGGAAGCCCGTGCCGAGCTGAAGAAGACGATGGACTACAGCAAGCAGTTCCGCTTCGATAACGGGGACGGCTACGGTACCCGCAAAACCACGTCCACTACCACGGGCTTCCTGTTCTGGCAGAAGACGGTGGTCACCGAGCAGATCGATGAGGTGGGCAAGCAGATGGCCCTCAGCTTCGAGAACGCCGTTGTGAATGGTGTGGGCAGCGGGTTGGCGGAAGCGGTGGCCAAGAACGATAGCTCCATTCTGGAGAAGTCCATCCTGACCAACTTGAAAAACGCTGCCCTACAGGGGCTCACCGAAGCGTTCCTCAGCAGTGCCACTGTCGCGGGCGTGATCGGGCCGTTGGTTCAGAACTTGATCGCCGCCTTCCGCACTGGGAACACTGAGAACATCCGCGCCGCTGTGGCCGACTTCCGCGAGGGTGTGCGTGGTCTGAAGAGTGAGATGGACGGCTTGGTGGAAGCTGGGAAAATCCTCAGCGACGAGCTGGGCGATGCGGGGGAATCGTTCTCCTCTACCTTCTCTGACAGCATCCGCTCTGGCGTTAGGGCGCTGCTCAGTGGTCAGAGTCCCTTACAGGCCCTGTATGACGATGTGCGGGGCAAGATCGAATCTGCCGTCATCAACGGGTTTTTCGTGCAGGCAGCGCTGGACAAGCTGCAACCCTTCCTGGACGCCCTGAAAGCCAAGCTGGACGCCGGGATGGACCCCACGCAGGCCATCGCGCAGATCGGGGCGCAACTGCCGGGCATCTCGGCCCAGTTGCAACTGGAATTGGGGCCGCTGGTGGCCGCACTGAACACCTATCTGCCCAACGCCCTGAATGCCAACACCGCTGCGCTGAACGGCAATACGGCAGCGCTGCGTGAATCCCAGTTCCAGACCACCTACGCCGTCTCCTACGCGGACGTGCGCCCCAACAGCACCGTGCGGCAGCAACTGGCGGGCCTGTGAGGCAGATGGGCGCAGAGGTCACTCTGATTCACGCTCCTTGCGGTTGAACCATGGGCAAGCACGCCAACAGCTGTCGGGAGTGCGCATTTTTACAACCGCGGTCGTCAGAGAATGAGTATCTTAAGCTCTGTATGAAGCTCTATGCCCTTTTGCCGTTTGGTCTTCTTTTGACGGCGTGTACCGATTCGGTTCCCACGCCCGTTGTTCCTGCCCCCACCTTTTCACTGACGGTCACCGTCACTGGAGCGGTCAGCGCTCCCGTCACGGTGACCAACACCACCACGAACAAAGTTGAATTCACTGGAGCACTCGGTGGAAGCAAAACCTTTGCGGCTCTCCCCAAAGACACGGTGCTCAAAGTCGAGGGTGCTGCTGTCAACAGCTTTGTCACGCCTGCTCCCCAAACCATCCAGCTGGACGCGGACAAAACAGTGACACTCAGCTATTCACCGGTGCCCAGTGCCAAGCTTCCTAAGGGTGACATCCGACTCTCTCAGGGGGTGGGTCAGTATATTTTTGCGGACCAAGATGCCGCAGGACAGAAACTGGATTTGATCGGCCGGCATGTGGAAAACCAGGTGGCGAAGTACACCCTGCTGGCACAAACCACGGTGGCACCAAACCTGAGTTTTACCTTTCCAGAGGTGGATGCGGCCAAGCTGTCCCTGTCCCCGCTGCTCCAACGCCTGGGCGACGTGGCAGCTCTGCCTGACTCCTGCAAGGGCACCTCAATCATGTCTGATCCTGAAGTCCGCTTGCTCCTTGAAACAGAGACGGAGATCGACGGTGACACCATTTCGGGACACATCAATTTGGCCGTTGTGACCCTCGACCAGCCGGATCGGCCGCTAAAATTCGCCTATGCAGACCGTGCTGGAACGTTGAAAACGGATGTGGTCTGTACCGTTCAGATCAGCGAGACCCAGAGTTTTGAATTTCGTGCGCTCTACGACCTGGACTTCAAGAAAGGCTGGAATCTCGTTGAGGTCATTGAGCCGCGCCAGCAGGTCAATCCCACGGCGATCATGCGCAGCGTCCCCATGCCCAATACCGTCCGGTTGCGGCCCAGTGGGATGTATGCCGTCGGCGGCAGTTGGGGCGGAAGCGCACCGCCGATGGATGTCCTCAAGACCCACACCAAGGGGATGTTCTTCTAA